ATGAAGGGTTTGATGCACTGGTCAGACGTTCAAGCGTTTGATCGAGGTTTTTGGAGTCGCCCCGGCTGCCAATGGCAATCAGGGACAGGAGTTGGGCATCACGCGCGCTGTCCATGCGCACAACGGCATCTGCAAAGCCCTTCAACTGCGCCAGCGTGTAGTCCAGGATGTCGGGCAGCCGGTGGCCGTGCTCGATCAGGCGCTGGGTGAGGTCGAACCAGAGTTGGCTGCTTGAATTCCCTTGCCCAGACTGAACAGACCGTCGAGTTTGGGAATCACCGTTCGGGTAAAAAAATCAGCGTTGACCTCCATCACCTTGGCTGCCAGCAGCAACGCGTCGTCCGCTGCGAGGTCGTCCACCCACTCGCGCGGCTTTTTGACTGCGATGCCGATGGCGTTCAACAAATCGTCACCACGCTCGCCAAACAGCGCCAGCCAGTTGATTTGCGGCTGGCTCAACTGCGCCATCACCGGCGAAATCACCCGCAGGAAAGCAGGCAACTGGCCCACTTTGAGGGGTGAAATCGCAATGGTTTCGCCTGCCACCTGCACCAGGGTGTCCTGGGGAATGAGTTTTTCCAAATCAGTCATGACGCGCCTTTCAGATTTGGACAATGCGGCCGAACTGGCCTAGCGTTGCATCGAAAGGCTTGCTGGAATCGGCTAAGAGGGAGCCCTCCATCTCGAACTTGTTGTATTCGTTGGAGATGAACGAGATTTCCTTCAAGGGATCAAACGCCACCCGGTACAACTCCACCAAGACCTTTGCATTACCGTCGGCGGTGTTGATGCCCTCCAGCCGAAGGAAACGCTCTGGCAGGGGCTGGGTGAAGATGCCAATCTCAGTAGTGACACCGAAGGCGTAGCTGGCCTTCAAGGGTGCGGCGTAGGCCACGGCAGGTGTGCCTCCATCGTTCAGACGCAGCAACTGGATCGCCCCAAAGTCTTTATCGACCGTGTAGTCCACCCCTTCGACAAGCGTTGCGGGTGTGGCGCTGCTGTCCAGAATCACCAGGCTGGCTACCTTGGGGTGAGCCAGGAAATAGCGCTCGCCGACCAAGGGAGAAGCGCCCGCCAATGGCTCATTGGTCACGGTGCCGGGCGTGCCGACCACATAGTTGCCGTAGAGCGCCAGCGCCAGGTTTTCTTTGGTGAACTCTTCAATGGTCAGATTCACCGTGGCCGACTTTTGCTTGACCATGCGGTGATCGAGCGTGCGCTGACCGGTCTGGCTCTCATAGTGCTCCAGCACGTCGGTTTTGAGCGAGAGTTTCAACTCGGCCACGTTGCCGGGCGAGCGAACCTCGATGGGGTTGCCCTCGGTGTCACGTTTGCCGAGGTAAACACGGCCCTGGAATGATGCATAGGTACTCATGGTTTGGGATCCTTCAAAGTTGAAATGAATGAAAAAAATGGAATAGGGGTTCAGGCTTGGATGGAAATGTCTGCAATCAGGGTGCGGTAGGTGATCTGGTAGCGAGCAGATGTGCTGGCGGCAACACCATCTGCGTCGTCAACTTCCCACTCGGACTCGACTTCCCGGATGCCCAAAGCCAAGCCACCCAAGTTGACGTCAAGCATCAGGGCGGCATGGGC